TAGCAGCCGATAATTTACTTGAAAACTTATCATGAAGATTTAGAATTGTGTTTATAGTCTTTGCCATATCTATCTCTCCTCATATCCGTTTTCTTTGTAATATCTTTCCATTGCAGACTCAAAAAAATATAGCTCATTCCATGTAGCATTTAATATCCGTTCAACAGGATATCCTCTTACTACATAGAACTGAGCTATACTCAATCTGTAATCTGCATTTATTAGTTTTTTATTTCTTCAATGTCGGATTTACCTTCGCCATCATTCATTATCAGCTCACCAATTTCTGCTATACGCTGATATGAGAAGATATGGTCAACAATGTCAACAGGGTCAATCTTATCAAAATCAAGACCTAATGCTTCATAAATTTCTCTCTGTTTAAATAATTCACAAGCATTATAAACTACAATCTTATTACCTGTACCATAATTTATAGCACCTCTGTTTAACTGGTCAATAATATCGCTTTTTTCAGCATTAGTCATCCTCTTGAAATCAACTGCTCCTCCAAGTTCTGGAATATACAGGGTCAAAGGTGTTTTTACTTTCTTCTGTCTCTCTAAAGCTGCATTAATAATATTGTCAATTGTTACCTTTACATTTTTTGTTGTTTCTACATTCTTTTTCATTTTAATTTCTCCTCTCATTTTCCACTACTTTAAATACTATCAATAAGTTCTGCTTTTTCCGCTTTAAATGGAATACTTACATTTACAAGCTGTTTAGTTTCAGGCTCCGAACCAGCTTCTGTAAATACTACTCCAGTCAATTTAACAACTTCAGAAGCATTAGTTCTTGGGTTGTTCAGATTTACAATAATTGTAATATCAGGGTCAATACCACTTTCAGCTGATTCAAGTACTATTTTTTCATAGTAACTATCGGTCTTTGATTCCTCAATTGTCCCTTCAACGTTGTATCCAAGATAAATAGGATATGTACCATACTCACCCATAAAGCTCTTGTCATCATAATCCTTTGTGACTTTCCACGATACTTTGTTTGTATACGGTCTACAAACACCATTTACATACATCTTTGTTGCAGTACCAACAATAATTTTGCCCTTTATAACACTCATATTATCACTCCTTCAATTATCCTGCTAATTCAATTACAAAGTTTAAATTCTGCATACAGAAACATTTCTTTATATTTCCATACAAGAACATATCACGTTTGTAAGGGGAATGTTTGACCTTTTCATCACTCCACTTTTCAGCGGCAGGATTGTTTACAGCAAGTAAACTTCTCTGTTTCTCAACGTTAATATCGCAAGTATTATCATAGTCAGGGTCAAGCACGTTATAATTTTCGTCACTTTCAAGACTATCAAGATATGTTCTTACAGCTGATATAAATAACATCTGATTAGCATATGTATTTCTTACATTGCCGATATAATCTTTAAAGGCAGCTCTAACATCATCTTTAACTATATCAATTGTTTCAACACACTCAATATAGCTCATATCTTCAGTTTTGGTATTGTTATCATATGTTGTAAGACTATTAACCCCACTT